GTTTTTACCATTTCAGCTTTATAATATAGCTTTGTTTTTGTTGGTTTTGGTTGTCTAAATCCTTTTCTTCTCATACTTTAAATCCTGAAAATTTATCATAAGTATCATCTGGTTGAGGACCTTGTGGTTTATTAATTTCTTCTTTTGACTCTTGGTTACTATCAACTATTTGCTGTGCCTTTTGTTCAACATCATACAATCTCATTTTAGCTCTATCTACACCAATAATAAATGCACGGTTAGTTGCTGGGTCACTATAACGATTCTTTAATTGTTTAATCTTCATTTGATTTAAAGCTTCTAATTCTTCATTGGTAATTAACGCAAACATAAAATCTGCTGTTGCAGGTAATCCAAAACTTTCGGAAGTATCTTCTAATCCTACATCCGAACTCATATATCCTGACCTTGTTGTTTGTGTAGCAGACATAATTGGAACATTATATTCTACTGCCATACCTCTTAATTCTTCAGCAATGGCTTTGATATAGAAATAAGATGATATGTTCCCACCTTTAAATCTACTTGAAGCACATATGTTTAAATAATCTATAAACACTACATCTGGTTTAAAAGTTTTCTTTAATGCTAATTCATCCATTAAATTTTTAAAGTGTCCTGTATGAGCCGCTGCTGTAGGATATTCTTTTATAATTAATTGACCGCTTACTTTTCTTTGTAGTTTTTCAATTTTACTTTCATAATATTGTTTTGGCATTTCATATAACTCATCAATGGTTACATCTAAAAGATTTGCGTCTATTCTTTCTGCAATTCTTTCCTCAGCCATTTCTAAAGTAATATATAAAACATTTTTACCTTGTTGTATAAATGAGGATGCCAAATGACACATAAACAAAGACTTACCAACACCTGTCCCTGCTAATGCAACATTTAAAGTTTTAGGTGGTAACCCACCTTTTGTAATTCTGTTAAAATAAGATAAATCAAATTTAACCCTTGTTTCTACTTTATGGTAATAATCATATCGGTCACTTGTTTGTTTTAAATAATCGTGTCCAATATGTTGGTCAAATGAAACTGCAAGAGCTTGTGATAATATATGTGGGATTGATTCTGGATTTTGTTTTTTATCTTTACCATCAAGTATTTTAATACCTGAAAGTATTGCATTATGTACTGCTCGTTCTTTACAAAATTTTTCTGTTGTATCTAATAACCATTGTTGTTCTATTTCAACTGGTTCAAGCTCATTTAATATGCGTGTAATGTTTTTATTTTCTTCTTCGGTAATAGTTTTCAAATTACCTATATCTACTGATAACGCTTCTTTAGTTGGAAGGTTATTATATTTTAATACAAAATTATTAATAGTATTAAAGAGGACTATTTCATCTCTATTTTTAAAATAATCCTCTTTTAGGAAGGGAAGAGCTTTTCTTGTAAACTCCTCATTAAAAATTAAATTTCTTAATAAAGTTAATTCAAATCTTTCATTTGCCGATGATTGATAACTTGCCATCTTTTATTTGTTCCTCCATAACCTCAACTAATATATCTCCGATTTTGTTTCTAAAGTTTTCATTTTCTGTATCTACATTGTTAGGATTTTTCATAACTTCATAATTGAAACGCAAAGGCATTTTACCACCTGCAGTTTCTTCACTTGCGAATTGTACTTTTCCATACTTGTATATAACATCTTTGTATTCACCTTCGGTAATTTTTAAACACGAAAAATCATCTTGCTCTCTTTGAGCGAAAACATAACCTCTATTAGTCTTGGCCATAAAGAAATTCTTTTTTGGCAACTTTGTCAATTTGATTGAGAATATCTTTAGTAAAGAATTTATCAGGTTCATTATTGATTGTCTTAGCATATTGTTTTGTTCCGTCTGGTAATTCTATTCTTGTTGATACTGATTTAAATATATTATGTTTAATTGCTAAATCTAATAAACCATAATATCTATCTAATCCTTTATCATAAGTTAATTTTACATCTACTCTAGCATTCTCTTTTGTTAATCTACTTTTATAATTTAAACAATGGATTATATTACCAATAACTTCTTTACCTTCTTTTTCTTTTCGTCTTGTAAGATAAACTACATTACTAGCAGCATATTTTAATCCACTTCCACCACCCATTTCTTTTTGTGGGAACATTGACCCAATAACTGAATATGTATGGTTGGTCATAATCATAGGGACTTTTGCTTTCCCTAACTTCAATGTTAAAACTCTAAATGCAGCCTTGACAATTTGTGACCTTGTCATATCTCTGGTTTCTTTTCCTTCGGCTGTGTCTTCCATTTCTTTTGTTGTTGATAGCATTCCTAAACTATCTAACACAAACATTAATGGTTTTCTTTCTTCCTCTGATTGTGAAATATATTTGTCTAATACTCTTATGGCTTGGTATCTAAATTCTTGTACGGTTGAAACAGGAACTATAACAATTCTTTTACTATTAATTCCTCTATTCTCAACTAAATCTTTTGTTAAAGCACTTTCAGATTCAAAGAACACTACGCCTCCGTCCTTATTTTTATCTAAAAAATGTTTAACTATTCCTAATGCAAAGAAAGTTTTACCTGTTGCAGCTTCTCCTGCAAGAGCAGTAATTTTGTTTGATGGCAATCCTCTAAAGATTGAGCCTGATAATAAAGCATTTAAAGCATACGAGCCTGTATCAATATAACTATGTACATCTCCTGCCTCAACACCTTCACTTACTAGTGTTGCAAATTCATTACCTGTTTCTTTTATTATGTCTTTTAAAAAATCACTCATTCATCATCCTTTATACTATTATACACTTTTATTTGTATTTGTCAATGTCCTGGTCATCATCAAATATATGTCTTATTTTACTATCTAATTCATCAAAATTCTTTGCTCTTAAAACAACAGGTCTACCTTTTTTCATAGGAGGTGATATTGCTAAATGGTGTGGTTTAGGTTCTCCCTCCCACCAAAATCTTAACTTTTCATCTTCTGGTATCCAATTTGGATTTGGTTCATCATAATCTGCTTCTGTACATTTACCCCAAAGCATTTCATATAAATCATTAAGATTCATTGCACCAAATTGATTATGTATTCGGTTTTCAAATTGCTCAGCTACAGCTCTAATTTTTTCTTTATTGTATTGTATTTTACGCTGAAAATCCCAATACTCTTTTAGGTCCTGATAACTTTCTTTTGTAATTGGCATAGGCATATTAAATAAAAAATTTTTCTAATGTGTTTTTTCTAGCGTGTCTAAAGTAATCTAATTTTTCTTTACCGAAACACCAGATATTTTCTATATATAGTTTGTTCATAAATTCATCCAACTCTTCCCTTGTTTTAAATTTTGCACGGCCTTGTGGTCGTTGCATAATTCTCATTCCAATTTGACCTTTAAACTTATCTTTTAAAACATCAACTAATTCATCACAACTTTTATAACGAGTACCTTTAATTGTAGGATCCATGATATTAATAAACATATGTCCTTTATCACTTAAACTATTATAACTATTTATAGAAACAGGAAGGAAAAACTTATCTCTCCACAATTCATATTGATTAAATTTACTCCACGATTGATCCTCCACATATTCGCCACCCTCATTATATCTTTCTGTAGCAAAATAAGGTGGGCTTGTAAATGCACAATCTATATTATCAATTTCATCCCAAGGTAAATCTTCAGCACCACATCTGTATATGGTTACTTTTTTTACTCCATCCATAGTTATAATATGGTGTTTATCAAATGTATCTATAATAGCTTCTGTATTTTTATTACCTAATAAACCTTCGTATGTTTTAACTTGTTTAACATATCTTTCAAATGTATTTGGATTTGGATCACAACCAATATATTCTTCAGCATTAGAACAATAAAATCCTGCAAGTCTATCGCCCCAACCACAACTTGTATCTAACACTTTTTTAGCTCTAGTCATATCATAAACTGCTTTTGCTACATTAGGTTTAAATTGTGTTGCAATATAAGTTTGTAATCTAAACGCTGATATATAACTCTTATCATTTAATTGTCCACCTCTTAATTCTTCTTTACCAGCAACCATTACAGGTTTCATACCGTTAATGCCACGCCAAATTGGTCCTAAACATCTCCATATATCTTTTGCTGTACCGTGATTCCATACATCAATAGGAGATTTAAAACTATAACTTGAACAATTTAATCTTAAATCTTGGTGAAAATAATTTGATACATCATTGTAAATAGAAGGTGCGTCTATTAAACCTAAGCCGTATTCTTTAAAAGGGTATTTGTAATCTTCATATTTTTCAAATATTGTTTTTGTAATTTGGTCAATCGGTTTAACATACTGCCATACATCTTGTTTTTTTAAACTCTTAAATGATTGTAGCATTATATCAGGTGAAATTTCCTTTAAAGGAAATGGCGGTCGTTTTTCTGCAATATACTCTGCTAATTCTTCTCTAAATTTTGCCTTACCTATATCATTTGTAACCTTTTCAAATGTTTGTTGATCCATTACAGGTAATCTATTTTCATTTATATGTTTATCTAAAAAATTCATAATACTATTATAACATCTTTAATTAAATTTGTCAATCTCATTGCCCCACACATCCCAACCTGGATATGTTGTTCTAGCAAATAATTCTATTCTTGGTAAATCCCCACATAATTCAATAATACGATTCCTTATTATATCTG